CTACTTAATCTTCTTTGTAATCTCGTCGCTGAGCTTCTTGATGAAGTTCACGCCTGCAATGCCGGTCTCGCTGTATCCCCACTTTTTCAGCAGGGTGTTAACTGCCTTTGCAGTACCTTTTCCGTATGTAACGTTCTTATCCATACCTACGTTGTGGAGTTTGACCGCCTTTGCAATAAGCAACAGCTCCTTGAGCGCAAGCACACCGTTTGTTTTGTTGCCCTGCTTATAGCCTGTCTTGTCAAGCACTTTCGCACTTATCTTTCTCTGGTTCTTTGGTCTCAGGAAGCCTGCAATGTGGTCATAAGTATGCTTGACCTTAGTGCAGGCTTTTCCGCTCCAGTTCTGGTCATACGAATAAAAATAACTCGTGTTGCCCTCACCCGTGCAGATTGCTATGTGACCCCAGCCGCCATTCAACGTGCCTGACCATATCGCTACATCGCCCTTTTTCGGCACGAAACTTGGCGTGTTCTTTACCTTTGTGAAATTCGCTTTCAGCCAAGTGTTCTTATCGAATAAATCCCAAAAATGGTGAGCGTCATACCAGAAATTCTTGATACCTGATCCGAAGACCTCGTTGAAATATGCCGTTGCAAGGTCTACACACTGTTTGCCTGCTGCGCCGTCATAGTTAACAGCTACACCATTGTGCTTCTTGATAAACTCATCATATGTCATTTTCTATTCCTCGCTTTCGTTTGTATCCACTTTGTTTTCAACTGTGATTTTAAGCTTGTGTACTATCTTCACCAAGAATGACGGCAGTGGTATACCTATCACCGCAAGATTTTCCAAGATTGAAATGCACTCGTTGATGATAAACCATACCGTCACGATAAGACCGAAGTAAAAGCTGACGTTTACTTCAATGCCTATCTGTGAAAGTCCTGAGATAAAGAGCCAATCAAGCACGCCCGACACCGCCACCACAAATATGTAGCCGACCTTTTTGAAAAGCCCTTTAAGACCGACACGGCTTGACAACTCGCCCCTATTCCATGCTTTCCACATTCCTGTAATGTAGTCAATGATCATCACAAGCACCAGAATGACTATAGGTATCGCCATAACACGGAAATACGCTGACAGCCCTGCGGCTATTGCTGATATGATGATTTTTGTTGTGTTTTCTTTCATTACTGTTCCTCACTTTCATATGTTTGTCCCGTGATTGTTGTATACTCCTCCGCCGTGATCCACTTGCCGACGGCAGTGTGCACCATAGCAGCCGACCACAAACGGCTGTCATAGTATCTCTTGACCTTGACGTAGTTCTTACTCATCGCCGCTCACCTCATTCAACTCAACACCGTTCAACATAGCCAAAAAATCGACGTTTGCCTTTATTCTGTCTATCTCGGTGACTTTGGGCTTGCGAAAATTGTCTTCCGTCAGCCCTGCGGCTTTCAGCATTTCTTCTTGTAATTCTGTCATACGTTACCTCCTATTTCTGACAGCTTAACGATATACTCTTCTTCTGACGGCACTGGTATATGGTAATTATCATTGCTGTTCTTGAACGTGATTGAACCACCTGCCTCGACTGTTAGATTTCGCAGAAAATCATCGTCAATCAGGGTTGAAATATCGGTGATGATTGGCGTTGCTAGTTTGTAGTATAGGATAACGCCTGACATTTTTTTTGCCACATCTGCTGACGTTGTAGCGTCAGCGACGTAAACCTCAAAATAGCCGCTACCGCTATGACCCCACTGTCCGTTTTGTAGGTTGTCTGCATTATCTATATATGACAGTTGACTGCACATAGCATTTTTGTCAGATAAAAATCTTGGTAAATTGCCATTATACCACCTATTTGCACTGCTGTCTCTTGCCCACGTCAGCGTTCCCAAATTCACACTTTGTACGCACTGAACATATCGTTTATTTTCATAGTCCACATAGTTTCGTGCCGTTCCTGCACTCCAGCCGTAACCGTCTAAATTTTGGATTGCTTGTGGGATTGTGTATGATATAGGAGTATAGTACGGAGTATATGCAGTTGCAGTGCTTCCTTCATCTAGTTGGAAATTCTCGAAAATACCACTCATGCCACTTAATCGAAGCTCTATATACTGCCTATCATCAACTTTAGTATATTCAAGTGTGAAAGAAACTCTTTTCTTAACATTTAATTCACTTATGTTGATAGCGCCTCCTGGAAATCTTCCATTCACTAAAATCTGTAAAACAGGATTTTGAATAAGCATTTTTGTAGTAGTAAAGTCAAACGAAAATGTATATCTTTTTGACTGTTCCATGCCTTTTATACCTACGCAGAACCACCCGTTATTCACATGTGCGATAACGCTTTCGGGGGCTTGTGACTGTGTTACAACAATTTTATTAGTTGGTTCAATTGTAGAAATTGTTGTTCCGTAACTATTGTTGAGTTTTCGCTCGCCATTTACGTTTAAGATTGCTATGCAGGAAAAGCCGTAACAGTCGAATAGGTTTTTACCTTGTTCTACCACGTTGTTAACGCTCATACTCATCAATTCGCCAGCGTTATATGGGTAATAATCGGCAGGAAACATTTTCTCAAATTCTTCCACGCTTGTGGGTTCGTTGCCTGAACCGAACATTTGGGTTAGGTCTATCAGCATAAGATTGTTACACTGCAATCCACCGACAGTGGAGGGGTCTGCTGATTTTATGTTGATTGAAAGATAGTATGTGTGATTAGCTATGGTCTGTGTTGTAGCATTTTCGTAGATTCTGATGTCTTGTTTTTCCCCATTATGTCTAATTGACACGGTATTTCCATCTGCGGTTATTTTAAATATAAAACTATTTTTTACAGATTTTATCTCATTACTATCCCATATCAGTATTTTTTGCTCTTTGACAGTGCCATTGCTGTCAAAGGTCATGAGTTTTAGCATGAAAAATGTTCGTGTATCTGTGATAGTGTTTGAAAAATCTGTGTTTGTTTTAACCAGCTGATTCCACACGATAGACCTACCGCCGATATTTTTAACCGACATCAGCTTCGCCCCTGTCGGCACTGCTTTCTGATATGCCGTATCACTGTAAGTTTCAAACTGATGTGTCACACCATTGCCCATGTCATACAGTGCATTTACCCTACGTTGTAACTCTTTGTCCGTCAGCTTTACCGCAGAAATCTCAACAGTATTCTCAGCAATTTTTTCGACAGCGGTTGTGTAGTCATCTGGCAAACTGTCAGCCACGGATTGTGCTGTCTGTGCGGCGGTTTCAGCGCCCTGCTTGGCAGTGTCTGCCTGCGTTGCGGACGTTTCTGCAGATGTCTTTGCGGTTTCAGCTCGGCTTGCCGCCTGCGTTGCCGTATCGGCTGATACTCCTGCGGTGGTAGCTGATTTCTCAGCGTTCTCAGCCGCTGTTGTCGCTGTATCTGCGGCTGATTTTGCTTTCTGCATATCTGCGTGTGCCTGTCTGCCTATGGCGTCTATGCGGTCTAGTGCGTCCATAGCCACGTCAGGTGACGGCACGGCATTATCACCGATTGCCGCACCTATTCTCAGACGGAAAATTCGTGATTTCTTCACCAGGATATATTCCTGTCCTGACAGCTTCTTCGCGGCTATCTGACAGCTGACTGTCTGCGCTGACCGTAAGATATCTGCGGTAGGCGTCCACTGTCCGCCTGTGATATCAACCTCATAGGCAGTGCCGTCGCCGTAGTCTATCGTCAACACATAGCGGTCTGCGCCGTCTACCTCCATGCCCTCGACAGATACATGACGGGCATTAGTTTCACCGACATAGCCCAAAAGGGCTGTGCTTAGGGTTACGTCATAATCTGAATTTAATGTTATCGTCATTTAATCACCCCTCTTTACTCTATTGCAATATAATCAACATAGTATGTTCCTGTTGGAACGGTTTCCAATGTTGGCCCGTTATTAGCTCCCATGCAGACACTCATATAGTATGACGTTCCTGACCCATAGACGTGGGTGCAGTAGTTCTGATATGGTGTTGGTGCACCTGTCTGCCGTAGCGTTGCTATTACCTGTTTAGGTGCAAAGGTCAGTCCAAGCGGTATCTGCATCAGTGGATTCGCTTTCGTCATCTTGTGTTCCACAGTGCCATAGTGTATCTTGCCGGCTCGGCTCAGTATCTCATCGATTTCCTCGCCTGCGTGTTGCATAGGATAGTCGTTGATATCTTGCGCCAATGTCAAATTTTCATCAGCCATTATCTCGCCCCCCCTTAAAGCTGTTCTTCTACCGACAAACCTACCGCCGAAATATCAGCACTCAGTCCGCCGTCAAAGTTAAAACCAAGATTTGTTATCGGTATATCATAGCTGTCTGTGCCGTTGGTGTATGTCACCACGTCACCTATGTCGAAACGTGGGTCACCAAGTCTGTGGTACAATTCGGTAGTGTACCACGAAAAAACTCCTATCCTGCGCCATAGAGATCGCAAAAGTGACTCTGTCATGTATGGATTTTCAAACTCTAGCACACGTCCCTGTGTTGTATCTGTCACACCAAGCGACAACGTTTCATCGTCACTGACTTTGCAGATAATGCCCACGATAGCGTTCTGCCTTTCAGACAGTGTTGGCAGGTCTATTGTGTTGTTATCCAATGTTTTCACGCTCTTGCCATACCACTTTCGGACGTATTTTCCGTACCTGTCAACATACCCAAACTCGCCCTGAGCAGAAGCCAGATAGGACAACATTTGGCGCATGGTCACGTCCTTTGGCACTGAGCTGACCTTGAAGTAAAAGTATTTTGAGTACAGCACTTTGCCGTTCTTATCTATCAACCTTCTGCCGTTCTTGTCACGCAGTAACCTGACTTCCGTATAATCATTTCCATTCTGCAAACCAAGCTGTCTGCAAATGTCGTCCTCGACTGCTTTATTCCAGTTTGGCATAGGGATATGCGGCACATATGGCTTGTCCGAAAAGTACAGCCTGTCCGCCATTGTCAACTGAACACTGCCGCCCGACTTTTTCGACTTCACACAGGTGAAACGTCCCATTGGTATCTTTTCGTCTGAAAGTATGCCGCTAGTTTCGTAGTCTACGAGATACAGATATGTGTCATACTCTTTACCTAGAAACGCTGTTTCAGTGTCACTTATGGTCATGGTCCACGATTGCGAACATACTGCGCCCAGCTCGATGTCGTCTGAAAGTGATGTTGCCTGCATTGAGCTGTCAGCTGACATAATGCTGTCACCTGATATAACGCCCTCTGCATTCTCTATCCACAGCCGCCAAGTACGGCAATAGCTCTCGATACGCTGTGCCACAAGCTCCCCTGTTTTGTACATTCAAACGCCCCCTTACTGCATTATCAAGTCCACCGCAACGCCTTTGCAGAACTGCTTGTTCTCGTCCCAGCCGAAAACCTCATAAGTTGGGTCGCCTGCATAAACGTCAAAAGTGCTTTCCTGAAATGTCTCATCAAGGAGCGTGATACTGAAAAACGGTCTGTCAACGTTGGAGATATACTCATTGAGCTTTGCCGTCTCCTCACCTGTGAGATGATACCATTTCAACGTGACAGTTTTCTTTATGGCTCTTATATCGCCCACCATTTTGCAGTTAGCCGTTCGCCCTGCATTGTTCGACCATATTTTGTTGTTTGTAAAGCTCACTTCCGCAGGTGTGGCGACCCTTTCGCTGCCGAATATAAGTCCTCTGCTTTTCATTTTCTGCACCTCCTATGCCCTTATTGGCGACCTGCCGTTGCGTTTGATATAGTCATTGATATCGTCAATAACTATCTGTGTGATAGTCCTGCCGTTGAGAGTCAGCGGTATGGTAACGCTTATCTTCTGATTTCCGCCTGCTCCGCCATAAGACACAAGAGCCTGCAAAACAGCCTGTGTGATAGTATCCAGCGGTGCCTCGATATTCGTGCCACGCTTCTGATCGCCCAGAACTGCAAGGAACTCAGAGTTCGGCGGTATTACTGCACCTTGGGCAAGTTTGGGTATTTCGGGAATAGTTATAGGGTCATATCCCCACATCTCATCAAAAGGCGTAAAACCAGCAATCTCAATATCACGAATGTCATTTAAAATGCCATTCAGAAATTCCAGCGGAGCAGCAATGACCTTATTGATTCCCCCTATAAGACCATTAACTACTGTTGTGAAAACTCCTGCTATTCCCTCTTTTATTCCGTCAAATATTTTCCCACCTGTGCTAAATACATCTTTGACAGCCTGCCAAGCTTTAGAGAATATATTCTTAAACCAATCAGCGACCTTTTTGAATGGTGCTTTTATGGCTACCCATAAATTTCTGAAAAATTCTGCCGTAGTAGCAAATGCTTTCCTAATTCCGTCATAAGCTGACGAAAAAATATTTCCAAACCACGACCCGACTGACGAAAATACAGCTCTTATGCCCTGCCACACATCTGAAAACCAGTTTACTGTACCTGACCATACTGAAACTATGCCATTCCACGCACTTTCAAAGATATTAGTAAACCATTCAGTGACAGAGCTGAATATATCTTTTATCCCCTGCCATATGTCAGAGAAAAATGTGGCATAGCCGAGAAAAGTTTCTTTTATACTTTCACAAAACGACGGTATTGTTTCTGTGAAGAAGTTTGTTATTGAGTTCCAAACCGAAACAACAGCGTCAAAGATAGGAAAGAAAAAATCATCAAGATTTTCTTGACCTATGGCGTCACGGATCATTGTTCCTATTTCCCATCCTGCGACAGCTGCACCGACAACTGACATAAATTTTGTTGCGAATGTAGTGCCTCCCTCTGCCGCCGAAGCTGTTATAGGTTTATCCAAAGCTTTCAGCTTGTCTTGAAAAACAGTACCAAGCCCAGATAATGATTTGCCCCATTTTTCTATCAGATCTTTTCCTTTAGCCGCAAGATAAATAGCGGTCATCGCCTTTGCTAAGTCAACAAGAACCTCGATACTCTTTTCATCTACGCTTTCACATATAGTTCTGAAAGCCTTGCCTAAACCCTTGAGAATGGTAAGCGAAGCACCTGCCGACCATTTTGCTATTGGCTGCAAAAATTCGTCCCATAGCTTTTCTTTAAGCACGGGAGCTGCCGTCTCCCAAACGTTTCTTAACCCCTCTAAAACATCAGCTAGAGTAGTTAAAAATGTAGGTATAGCGTCCTCAATGGTCCAGCTCGCCATAGGGAGCAAAACATTATCAAAGAGCCATGACAGACCACTTCCTATATCATCATTGATTGGAGCAATGGCTTTTGTTAATTCATTAAAGCCCGTAAGAATAGGTGTAAAATCCACCTCATCAGCCCATTCTGATATCTTTTTGCTTATATCGTTGGTGTGCCTGAACATAGCCTCGTAGGCATTGGCTATGTTTTGAACTATGCTTGTGCCAATGTTATTTTCATTCCAGGCTGCACGCAGATTTTTAGCAATACTTCCTATCGTATTATTTATGTTTGTCCATATTTCCAACAAGTCCTCGCTTATTCGCTGACCTGTTCCATTAGACCACACCTCGGCAAATGATTTTCCGACATCAGATAACAAACCGCCTATCTCTGTCCATTTGGACTTCATTGATTTAACAAGCTCATTGCCGCATTTATCCCAAGCTTTTTGCAATGGCTCAAACATAGTTTCAAATTTCTTTTTAAGACTGTCCGTCAAAGCAGATACATCACTTTCTGCCTTTTCCGTATCCACCTCAACGCTAGTCCCGGAAGGCTGCATTATCTCCCCAGCTCCGCTGATCCCAGTGCTGTCTGACTTGCTCTCATCATTCAGCTTGTTCATTTGGTCAAAGCTTGCAAGAGATCCTTCCTGTGCCTCTTGAGTCTGTTGTGCATTGTCGGCTATATCGCTGTAATTATCCGCCGCCTGAGAGGTGCTTTTCACTATGCTTTGAGCCTCGTCTGCACTGTTGCTTAGTTCAAAACCGAATGCCTCTGAGAGTGCCCTCGCTGCCCCCTGTGCCAAAGATATGAGCTGTGAAAGCAGACTGTTTATTGCCTTGACAGCAGGCAGAAGAACGTTCATCAGCACAGTGCCGATAGTCGCTCCGAACTCTTTCCATTGCTCGGAAAGTATTCTTGTCTGATTTGCCCAGCTGTCAGACGTCTTTGCAAAGTCGCCCTGTGCAAGAGCCGTTTGCGACATAACGTAATTGTATCTCAACTGGACTTTTTCAGCCTGCGACATATCGGCAGTTGATTTCGTGATACCCTTTGAAAGCGCATACGCCTGCAAGTTGGCGTCCGTCATAACGATACCGAACTGCTTGAGCGTTTCAGTTTCGCCTGTAAAAATTGATTTCAGAGCCGTGCTTGCCACGTCCTGACCGACATTATAAAACGACGCCATATCCGCAGACAGCCCCGTAAGAGCCATAGCCATATCGCTTGCACTGTCATTGGCAAGCCCCATTCCTGCCGCCATAGCCATGAAGTTTGAGCCCGTCTGCTTTGCGGTAAGCTTTGAAATGCCGTAGGTCTTAACAGCCGTGTCAGCGAAGTCCTCCATTTTCTGCTTGGACTCTCCGAAAGCCGTATCGACAACATTCTGAACTTCCGCAAGATCTGAGGCTGTTTCTATTGACTGCCTGCCGAAGTCCACAAGCTTCTTGACGGAGAATGCAGCTGTCAGAGCCATTGCAAGGCTTTTAAGCTTTGGCTTGATATCCCCCACCATATCGGAAAGACTTTTCAAGCCCTTTTCAAAGCCCTCGCTGTTTATATTGGTGTCAAAATTCAAACACCCGTCAGCCATTGTCATTCACCTCCCGTCAGTTGTTTCAGAAACTCTTTGTCCTCGTTTTCAGCCCTCTGCTCTTCTGATGAGAGCTTTCGTTTAAGGTCTATCATATTGCGGTGGTTTCTGTAAAACTCCTGCTCGTATTTTTCAAGCTTTTTGCCCTTGTTAAGCTTTTGCCGTATGCCTATAACAGACGAAAAAAGCCCCTCGCCTATCTCATTGAAATAGCCAAGAAAAGTCCACCAATGAAGATATTTTACCGTTCTCGTTTCAAAGCCTGCCACCTTGTTCACCGCAGGAAAAATAATACTCTCGTCCTGCTCCCAATCAATAGTCTTTGCAGGCTGAACACTCTCCTGGGGAACATCTCCACCGCCCACAAACCAATAAGCCTTGTTGACAGCCTCCTGCAAATGCTCTCGTGGGATATCCTCAGCGTAAAGGCATTTAAGACACACATAGCACTTTTCACGCTCGTCAAGTTCGGGGTCTGCAAAGGCTGAATATATCCGCAGGATTACCCGAAAATCTGAGCGTATGGCATACTCTCTGCCGTCTATTTCAAGGGTTGTTGGCAAACTGCCTATCATTTCAGCAGCTCCCTGAGCAGAGCCTTTTTGTCCTCGTCAGAAAGCTCCGCCACGTTGACCGCAGGCTGAGCAATATGTTGATGAGCGATAACAGGTGCGGTGTACTTCTCCACCTTTTCTTCGAGCTTTATCTGAGCCGCAGTCTGTGCTGACTTTATCTCCTGCACCACCACAATAAGAAGCGCTTCAAGGAAGTTCACAAGCACAGGCTTGCCGTTTGAAGCCACAGAGAACACGTTCACGCTTCCGAGCGCCGCCGTACACACATCGGTTCCAAATATGTCATTGACCATTTCTCTTGCACGCTGGTCATACTCTTTGAGAAGCTGAGTTCTGTCCTCGTTCTTCTCACGCTCTGATACTTCATCTGCGATATTGTCAACCTTGCTCATAGCGTCCTGTATCCTTGTGATGATACCAACATCTGACACGTTTATCCTTATAACTCTGTTCTCGTCGCCGTTTATAGCGTACTCTTTGTAATTGCCGCTGTTAAAATCTATTGACTGCATTGACATTTCTATCATCCTTTCTGTATTATGGCAAACAAAAAGCACTCCACTCTGAACGAAGTGCTTTCATATGTTTGTCATATAATTTATTCTTCCGTAGTCTTTGCAAACGTTGGCACGCCTGCCGCAAAGGTGACAGAGCCTTTCACTCTGTTTCCTGCAAAGGTGCAGTTGAACGGGATATTTACGCCCCCCTGCGGTCCGCCATATGACTGCGGCTTGACTATGATATCTTCCGTCCATGCGTCATACGCACCTGTGGTCTTGTCAACGATGACTTCAAGCACGCTTGTCTTGCAGGCGTCACCGGTAAGACGATTCATCATGATATCCTTGAGCTTTTCGTAAAGTGCGTCACCGGGCTTTGCATAGAATGTGTCAAGGTCGAACTCAGGCTCGTAGCCGTTGTCCTCAACTGTGGTTTCATCAAGGATATTCTTCTTTGTGGAAGTGTCAGGGTTGAGTGCCACACTTGCGTCCTCAACGTCTTTGCCGAGAAGATACCAGCTTGGTGATGAAGCGACCGCTGCGAATGTAGTGTCAAGATAATGCAGAAGATGACTTCTGTTGAGCTTTCCGCTCTTGTATGAATAATCAGGCATATGTTTTCCTCCTTTTATATCTGATACTGTGCCGCTATCTGTAACTGATACTGCACAGTATCGTTTGTGTTTTCGTTTGGTATTGCATATATCATTCCATTTGCACAAGTGAGCTTTTCAAGAACGCCTGTCCTTTCCTCGTCCTCTGTTATGGTAGTGAACGTGGTATCTCGGTGCTTGTCTGCATAGCTTTCAAGCCACATCTGCAATTCAAGCAATACGCCGCTGTTTGACATTCTGTCAAAGTCGTTCATAGATTGATACACCGCATAGAGAATGAAGTTATGCTGTCTTGTCTGTCCGCCCAGAATATCAGAGCTTATAAGGCTGTCGCCTGTTGAGGACAAGCCGTAATTGGTTGGCGTATCGTCGGTAAAGTCGATATGGATATCGTTGCAAACCTCCGATATTTTCGGAAACTGCTGCAAAATATCTTTCACAAGCTCGATTATGTTCATTTCGCTTTGCCTCCCATTATCGCCGCCGCTCCTCTGAGTATCTGCTTTTTCTTGTCGGCTTTCATTCGCTCAAACCAAAGCTTACCGGCAAGTGGCTCTTTAAAAGTGCTGTAAACAAGGTCTTTGTCCGTCAGCACTTTCTTTTCTCCATGTCGGGCGTAAGACGAGCCTGTAACAGAGGATACCATAAGCTTGCCGTAATACTGATAGCGTGCGTAAGGTGCAAGATACTGTATCTTGCCGCTGCCTATTTTTGTGCCTCTCGTGGCAGACTTTCTCAGATTAGTGCTGAGGGTAGGTGTATACTTCACCATATGCCTTATGCACTCGGCGTCAATGAACTTTTGAGCCTTATCAAAGCGTTCTGAATACTTGCCTGCAAAGGACTTATCCCAAGTGATAGCCCTGCTGTCCATAGGCTGACCTATCTTCATTTTACGCTCACCTCCATATGTGGCAGACCGCCGAACATATAATCATCAATGCTCATTACCGTAACAAAGTCATACTCCGCACGGAACATTTTCATGCTCTCAGATATGCTCTGCGGCGTTTGGTTGTCAAACTCAAACTCGCACTTTCCTCTCACAAGCATATCCTTTGCAGGGGTTTTCGGCACATTATCATCATAGAAATACACCCTTGTACTGTCTGAGGTCTGCATACCGCTTTTCACGATACTTCCCGACTTATTTTCACACCAGTAAACTTTCTCTGCATACTTCCGCACAAATCCCTCTGTCTGCTTGTCGAAAAGATACACCGTGCAATCGCTGTTTGCAAGCATTTATCTCACCCCTCTGTAAAGCAGCCCTGTTCCGCTGAGCCATTTGTACACGATATCGTGAACGGCTCTGTCAGCGTTCTGCCTGCGGACTTCCAAGCTTTCATATGACTTTGACCAGCCCCCAACGCTTTCGGAAGATACCCCCTGAGTGCCGCCCTCCTGCTCTGCCTTGAAGATATTCTCCGCAAGCTCGCAGCAGCACATTTTCACTTCTTCGGGGATATCGTTCTCGTCAACGTTGTCAAGGGTATATTGCTTCATAAGGCTTGTGGCTTGCATTGCATAGAAGTCAAAAGCGGCAGATATGTCAGGCTCTTTGCCGCAAAGATAAACGCCTATATAATAGCTCTCGTTTGCATATGCTTTCATACTGCCGCACCTCTTTACTTCTTGAATCTTGCAAGCACTACCTTTGACTGGTCTGAAATAGCCACAGTGTAGTGCTTGTCAGCAGATATATCTGTGCAGCGCTTTGTGCTTCTTCTCTCTGTTTCAACGTTGGTGTCACGCTTGAGGTAGATAGTCAGAGCTGATGTTTCGTCCTCTGTTTCAGTATCAGCGTTGAGCTTGATGATAGGGCATATGTAGAAAGTGCCAGCCTTGACAGCGGCGTTCTTTACAACATAGTCACCCACCTTTGGAGCGTAGCCATCTGCACAAGGCGTTACTGAGCCGAGCTTTATCTGTGAAGCAGTTGGTGAAGCTGTGCTGTCCGCAACAACTTCCTTTGCACCCTCTGCATCGCTGTCAACTCTCACATACTGTTCTGGGATAGCCTCGTTAAGTGAAACTTTCTTTGACGGAACGATACGGCAGTTCGCTATTTTGCCTATCTCGCCTGTCATGACCACATTGCCGTCATACTTATCGGCAGAAATAAAGTTCGGGTCCTTTCTAAGCTGTGAGTTCTGATGAGGATTAATAAACATAGCCTTTTCGGTGTTCAACTCCTCATTGAACTTGTCAACAGCGTCAACAATGCCACTGTAAGAGATAGCAGAAGCCGAGCCGTCATAGATGAGCTGAGCTTTCATAAGTGCGTCCATGCTGTCTGCGTCCACCTTAGAAGCGATAGACATCGCAAGCTGTGAAGTCGCCTGACCTACAGGGTTGCCATAGCCGCTGAGAACAGCCTCGTCGGTTATCTCCACCGCTTTCATGGCTTTCTTTACCTTAGCCTGAGTGGAGTCTGTTTCAAGCTTGACAGTTTCGGCTTCAACGCCCTCTGCAACATCAACTGCGTCGCCGATATACTTGTACTGCGGCACTGTGATAGTGTCGCCAGGCACGCCAACGAGCGTTCTGTCTATCTTCGCAAAGGGAGATACAGTTATCTTAGACTCTATCTTTGCGTCGATCATGTCACTCATTACCTCAGGATCGATAAGGTCGGTGATCTTTGTCTGCTCTGCGAAATACTGCATAGAAATTCTAATGCCATTTGTCATTTTCATAATATCCTATCCTTTCAACTGTTCGTATTTTTCGGGGTCTGTTCGTTTAAGTTCCAACCTCTGCATATACCCCATTTTTGCAAAGGTTTCCTTGCTCACTTCACCTGCGGCAGGCGTCCCTGTGGGAGCGACCGGGTTCTTGATAGGCTCGGAACTTTCAAAAAGATAATCGTTATCTTTCTTCACGTTCTCGATAGCCGTCTTGATATCCTCAGCCTGATTTTTGGAAGCTTTGAGAGTTTCCACATCAAGCAAAGCTTTAAGAGCCTTGACGTTTCTTGCCTTGCTTGCCGAGATAGCGTTATCAAGGGTAGCGTCAAACTCCATATCAGATATCTTTGCCTGATACTCGGTATCTTTCTTAGCAAGGTCAGCGGTGAGCTGTGCGACTTTGCCGTTAAGCTCCTTGACGTCCACGCCCTCAAATTCTTTGAGAGAGTTCTGTGCGGTATCAAGGCTGTCCTTATAATTATCACGCTCCACCTCAAGACGGCTTTTCACCTTTTCAAACTCAGCCACAGTCTTATAATTCTCTGCCACCTGTTTTGTGATGTCCTGTTTCTTGTCCTCAGGGATAACGATACCCAGAGCGGCAAGGATCTCAAAAATGTTTTTCATATGTTTGTCCTTTCTACATAGCTTATATACCGCTCTGTCTGCGGTGTGAAAGTCTGACAGTTTAACGTCATACCAAGGACGAAATGGTATGAAAAAAGCACCCGTTAAGGTGCTTAGTTCCGATGTTTGGGTATAAAAATACCGCCCGACCTTAGTCAAGCGGTAAAATTATCATTTGAAATACTCTGTAAGTTCAACTTCTGAATCAATGTACACAGCGTCAATATAATAACTGTTGTGTACGATTATCTTCTTTCCGTTTAATTCATATATCTGCGTTTGTGAGCCGTCAACATCTGTCAGCATATCGGACCGTTCAATGCCTGGGATATGCTTTTCCAATGCCGCACATTGCTTTTCAAAAATTTCTTTGTCCGCAGCCGTGCAAATATTGTATTCATATTTTTTCATTGCTGATCATCCAATCCATACCTTTTATCCACTGATCTTCGTGTTTTTACAGCGGTCTTCAAAGTGTCTGCTATAGCTTCTTCTCTGCTCATGTTTTTTCGTACCATTTTATTTGATACCAAGTCTTCAAAAGAAATGATAGGTTCGGTCTGGTCAAGGGTTTTACGAGCTTTTTGATCTGCCATTAACTCTCTTGCCTGAAAGCGATACTTGTTACGCAGTTCACAAGCTTGCCTTGCCTGTTCTTCAATAGATTTGCTTTTGTCGATAAGCTGAGGGATATTTTTGTTATGGTGTCTGTACCACTTTCGCACGTCTATATCAGACATCTTACCTTTCATATCAATTATATCACTATAATCTTTTTGCGTCAAGTCTATCTTGGTTTTTCCCACCCCGATATTCCCAAGTCCGTCGGCGTTCACACGCTCTCTCTGCTGAGGCAGACCCATTGCTTTTGAAAACCTCGTGTACTCCTGGGAAGTGCCACGATATCGGCAGCGTGCGTTGATGATATCTTCCTCATCAGCACCTGCCTCTTCAAGAAGATGTATCTTCTGCCGCTGAGCTCTCATTGCAGTTTCAAGCTTTCTTTGCCGCTGTAAAGCCTCGTACTTTGTGTACTCTTTATCACCGTACTTAACAGGCTTGTTCTCCTCTGCATTCATCTGTGCAAGCTCCTCATCTGTATAGGAACGCTCAGATATGCCGGGGATAAAGGGGTAATAATCGTGATAGCAATTCGCTCCGCACAGACCTGTCACAGTACCAAGACCGCAGATAGTTTCAAGTTCTTTTTTGCTGTAGACCTTGCCCTGCCATTCTTGATGAGAGGGCCTTGCTCCGCTGTGCCAAGTGACTTCAAAATAGTCTGTGCCAAGCTCTTTGGCGTTGTCCTCATTCATTTTTGCGGTCAGCTGTGAAAGCCCTGTCATCACCGAACGCCTTGCGGCTACGTCTGCCCTGTTGCTCCAGCCTGTGGCATAGTCCACAGTGCGAAGGCCTGAGTTCGTCATATCCGAAATGACTTTCTTTATGACCGTGTTATAATCGAACGCTCCGCTTGCTATGCCCATTATGGCGTTGTCAAGGCTCTGCTGATAGAAGTCAGCCGCCTGCGTGAATTTAAGCTTGCCGTCAGGCTGTTTTACTGCAAATCCAAGTGACTGAGATATGTTTTTAAGCTCCCCCGAAGTCTGCTCCGATACAGCCGACAGCAACCTTTGCAGACCCTCATTTTCTTCAAGGGGTATCCGTGCTTTGCCTTTTGTCTTGTATATACTATCGTCCCATTCATAGCCTTTTTGCAGGATATCATTGTACAGCTCTTTTATCTCAGCTTTGGAGAGGTCAAGGTTATCGGCTATGGCTTTCTTTATCTCACGCTTGCTCATTCCAAGCTCATGAAGCCTGTATATCTGCCAATCCGCCGAACGTGTTATCTCACCGTTTATCTTTATCCTGCGGACGACATCCTCCATTATCTGCATTTCAAGGTCACGCAGTGGCTTGTCAAGCACCATTGAAACTCGCTCTATCTCGCTTGCTTTGAGCATTATTCTATAACCTCTGCGGTGCTGTCGGAGGTCATTTTCTTAGCCGTTTCCTCGTCCTCACCATACCATTTCATTCGGTATTCCCACAGTGGCATAATGCCCATAGAAACGTCCTGACGGTCGCTTGCACGCTTTGTTTCATCATCAGCAAGGATACTGTCCTCAAAGTTCACAGACAGCTCATAACCGCTTTGAGTAAGCCCATTATAGAACGCCAGCGAATAGCAGAGGTCTTCAAGGCAGACACGGAGATTATTCTGTATCGCCGTGACAGTATCAAACTTTCTCTGCTTTGAGGACTTTATCTCCGTTGCCGTCTTATCAACTGTCTGTGGGTTTGAGATATCCCCATAGGACAGCCCCACAGCAAACTCTATTTCACGCTTGTATTCTTCAAGTCCTGCGATAAAATCAGCCTGTCTTAACTGCGGTGAGAACTCGTGATAAAAGTCACCGCTCGTGCCAGCTGACACGTTTACCCCTCTGAAAAGCCGTTCATTGAGCTTAGGCATTTCTGCACGCTTCTTACCTGTGAACGGATCTGTAACAGGTCTTAACACAGCCTCATCAACGTCTATTGCACGCTCCCCTGATTCAAACTCCCAATCGAGCCTGCCGAATTGGATATCAGCTTTTCTTATGACTTCTTCCGCCCCTGCGAACATTGATACGCCTGAATGTGAACCGTCAACTGTATTGTCGATAGGGTTGACATAATAGCCGAAAGAGGGTCGCAGCATAAGGGGATAGGCTATCTTAGGGATAAGCTCCGCCCACTCTGTAACAGCCGTGAGAGGTATCTCAGCACCAAGAGACACGCCGTCATTGGAGCGAAAAGCCCTGTTTGTGATAGTCAGCCCTTTTTCATAGTCCAGAGCGTGATATTCAAGCCTTATGCGGTAATCATTATCGCCCATGCGTTTTATCTCAGGGAAAATGACCTTTATAAGCCTGCCGTTCACGTCATACTCCACAGGAATAAATTGCGACTGTGGAACATACTGCACCTTATCAGCACCCAGCGGTTTTATTATCATTGCTCCTGTTGCAAGACCTCTTTGCAGATTTTTGTTGAGGTTTTCAAGGGCGTTTTTCATTATGGCATCAAGCTTATCGTTGGAAACTTTCAGGGTCATTTCATTGATAGCCGTGTTTGCAAACTCCCTCACAACAGCGTGTTCAAGCCGCAGAGAGTGAACTCCCTTGGGTGCTGCATTACCTGCATACATTCTATCCCACTTGTCGATAGCTCTTATCATACTGTCCGTCACGGCGATATCAATGCCGTAAACGCCCTTTATATCTGACTTTGAAAGCATTCTGCTTATCCACTCCCTTATTTTTGAAATAATGCCCATAGCTTACTGACCCCGCCTTTTCCATACTCTTTCCATTGCATACCGAACGGCGTCGATAACGTGGTCATTGCCGTCGGGATAGCCGCTTATAACGTTGCCCTCTTTATCCCTGTCATACTCACAGTTGATGAACTCCTCGCAAGCCACAGGACAACGCTTGTTATCTATAACAATACTTCGCAGAGATTGCAGCCACTTATATGAATACTCCCTGCTGTTAGGGCCTTTCTCTGCGCCTCTCGCAAGCAAGCCGTATGCTCTGTAATCCTCAACAGACTTATTCTCTGCACTGTCGCAGGTGATAAGATCGTTTGCTGTGATACCAAGCTCCAGCAAATGCTTTGCGGTATCAATGTTCTTTGTTTTGTTGCAGGTGTATTCCTGCCATATGAACAGCGTGTGCTGAGCAGGAGCATAATGTACTCTGACAAAAGCGTAAAGGTCGGGATACCAGCCCCAGTCAACGCCGTTATAGATGTTATCGAACTGCGCTATCTCGTCGTCGGTTATCTCTCTTATGAGGACGTTATCGAAAACATTGCCACCCGTACCATTTGCAACGCCCATATACTCGTTCTCATAGGCAGTGGGATTGGTTTCTTTGAGAAATTCGGCGTCATCAAGAAAAGGCTTGCCAAGCCACTTTTTCGGCACAGTAAGATAAGTGCTTTCGGTAACAAGTCTGTCCGTTCTCGGCACTTTGATGTACTTATTCGCCCAGTTCTGAGCCGACTTCGGAGGGTTGAAAGACTTAAACTTATATGCTCTCTCGCCACCTCTTATAACAGACTGTTCTATCGTTCGCACAGCTTCTTCACCGCCGAACTGGTCAAGCTCCTCAAACCACACAATGCCGATATAGCCAAAAGGCGGCTTGATAGACTTTATCTTGTGCGGGTCATCAGCACCACGAAAGTATATTTTCTGCCCTGTTGAAATGCGTGTGATCTCAAGGGGCGACTTTGTGCAGGCAAACTCATCATCAAGACCAAGTGCAGATATTGCCCAAAGTATCTGAGAATAAACGCTGTCTTTAAGCGTATTCGCCACAGCACGCAGAACGCAGACGTGCATATTCTCATTCTTCATCAGCAGGTCGATAACATTCAGACCGCAGAATGAAGATTTAGTCGAGCCACGTCCGCCGGGGAAAACATACTCGGAATGTTCCTGCTCTGCAATATCGAACAGGACAGGCGAGAACATAGGAGCGACAAGGCTCGCAGGGATACCGCTGTACACCTTATCAGGCATAGAAACAGGCTCAAGCTTTTGTTTTTCAAGCCTGAGCCTTGCGTTATCGTATTTTATCTTATGTTTGAGCATATCGTCATCACGGATAATGTCACGCAGCTCTTTCACCGCCGCAACGTCCCCTTGCTTAGCCCTTGCCATAAGAGCCGCATTCACAAGCAGCATATTATTGATGAAGTCGGGGTCAAGGCTGTTAAGGTCAATGCCCTGCTCCACTAGGAACTCATAGTCCGCTCTGGTATTGGCAGGCTGTTCAAGCAAGAAGTCCATTACCTGTTTCATAGTCTTTTTACGCCTGCGGACTTCGCCTGATTTTTTACCGCCTTTTGCACCGTTTTTTCGAGCTTCACTCGATGTTACAGTAGCACTTCTAATTGAAGATACTTTATT